CCGTTCGAGTTGTTCGGAAAGGGTCAACGATTGATCTCGGACCCATGGGATCACAGGACATAGACAGCTGTTCAGCAGAGAACCGTAGGTACAGCTGTTGTGTGTTCCGTAGATGGGAGAGGACATGTTACTATAGGGTGAGGACAGAATGTTTCCACAGTCAATCTAAAAGATACGCACCTATACCAAATAAAATTGACAAGGGTGATTGGCGTCTAGACAATACTAGAAATGAGTTGTTCTGAGACCCGAAAAGTCCTCTGCGGACAAGAGACATGTTCCACGTGTCTAGAGAGATCCTTTGCGAAGCATCCTCGTTCCTCCTGTTGGAGTCAAAAGAATGACAAGGAGCCCTATGAAGTTCTCCGTTGTAGCAATAAGAAGTTTTGGTTTGATTGTGAGGAGTGTGGGCACGAACTTTATGTATCACTGAATAGCTTGAATGGTGGACATTGGTGTGTCTATTGTCATGGAGGAAAGTTATGTGCAGGACCCTCTTGTGATACGTGCCATCAAAAGTCATTTGCTTCTCATCCGATGGCCATCCATTGGTCTCTTCAAAATGACAAGATGCCTCGAGACATCTGTAAACGATCTGATCAGAAGTGCTTCTTTGATTGCAGAGATTGTGGTCACACGTTCCAAGCAGCCCTATTTAGTATACAAAAAGACAAACATTGTCCCTTCTGTTCCAATCAACGTCTGTGTTCGGATGCCGACTGTCAATTGTGCTTTGATAAGTCGTGTGCGTCCCATGAGCGCATGAAGGCATCGTGGTCTCCTGAAAATGCTCTTGCTCCACGAGAGGTCTTTCTTCAATCCAATAAAAAGATTGCGTTTGATTGCGTCGTATGCCATCATAGACATGCGACTACTCCAAATGGGTATTGTGAACGAACGGGATCATGCCCATATTGTGCAAATCAGCGACTTTGCGAAAAAGAGGATTGTGCCGCTTGCTTTCAGAAATCATTTGCCTCGCATCCTAAGGTGCTCTGCTGGAGTCCGAGCAATCCCATGACGCCGCGAAGTGTCTTTCAAGGATCTGAACAGACGGCACGGTTTGACTGTGAGACGTGTCATTCGTCTTTTGACTCAAAACTATACAATGTTCTCACGGGCTATTGGTGCCCTTATTGTAAGAAGAAAACAGAGGCGATCCTCAATGCCTTCTTAGAAGCAGACTACCCCATTAAGAAACAGGCTCGTTTTGATTGGTGTCGCTTTTCGGAAACGGGCAACATCATGCCCTTTGATGTCATGAGAAGGGATCATGCGATTCTCATTGAGCTCGATGGAAATCAACACTTTATGCAAGTGTCAAACTGGGGCACTCCTGAGATCGTCCAAAAGAAAGATGTGGAGAAGATTCAATACAGCATCCAGAACGGTTATTCCATCATTCATCTTCCCCAAGAGGATGTGTGGCATGATCGATTTGATTGGAGGGAGGCTCTTCGTGAGGTGATGGTTTCATTAGAATGGGCGGATCCTCAATGTGTTTTCCTCTGTTCGGATGCTGCCGTGTATGATACGCATCGTCAGCTTCTTGGAGACAGTGTTCCCTATCGTATGGTGGTTCAAGAACGTGTAGGCCCTGTAAAAGAGGGTCGCACGGTGTTGGAGAGCGCATCCAAGCCTTCAAAAGCGGCCAAAAGTAGAAAGTGAGTCAGGAGGGGGGTCATGGCGTATTTTTAGTAAATACACTTTACGACATCCACCTATGGCGTTTCTTTCGCTTATTACATCACGCGCGGGAAGCCGACGAGGTTGGCCCCGAGCCCGAATGCGGACCCCTGTCTAATTGTAACACCCATGGACGGCGAAACAGCATCGAGCATAGCAAACACGACAGCGGCGAGGACGGCGAGGGTGGCGACCTCATCCATCGGCAGGGCGCGCTTCGGGATAAAGATGGCCGCGGCGGCGATCACGAGACCCTCAATCAAATACTTGATAATGCGGTTGACAATTTCAGCAAATCCGTAGCCCATCATGTTCTATATTCCATCCAAAGAAAAAAAGACGCACGCGTCGGAGATGTTCTACCGCAGACGCATGAGCCACGACACACCATAACGAGTTTAAAGCATCCTTCTCTTCCTCCTCTAGACATGAGCACACCCGACATCGTGGAAGACTTTTTGGAGGAGGATACCGAGATCCCAGGCCAGCGCTACGTTCTTCTGAGTTTCATCAGCCCGGAGAAAGTCCTGGAGAAGAAGGACATCTTCTTTTTCGAGTCTTTCCTGAAGACCTATGAGGTGGACTGGAAGCTGAAGAATCTGGAGGGCTTTCTCGTAGACACGGTGAAGCACATCAACGCGGAGTTGGATGAGAAGTCCAAGGAGCTGGAGAAGAAAGATCTGCAGGAGGCGGCCGAGATCTGCCGTAAGAACCGTCTGCGCATCGATGATGTGATGAGCCAGTATAGCACATATGTCCAGAAGAATCAGGAGAAGGTGACGTCCTCGACACTTGTGACGGCCTATGACGACTTTATGTTTGCGAAGAAGACCGCATTGGAGGAGGAGTTCTATGCGAAGAATGAGTTTCGCACGAGCGTCCGTGGCGTGAAGATCCGCGGTGTCTTTGCGACTCAGAAAGAGGCAGAGATCAAGGCCAAGAAGCTCCAGGGCAAAGACAAGTATCACAACATCTTTATGGGAGATGTGGGCAAGTGGACGCCGTGGGATCCGTCTCCGCACGAGGTCAAGGATCAGGAGTATAATAATGATCAGCTCAATACGCTGATGAAGAAATACAAGGAGAACGAGGATTCGCGTGAGAAGGCGTTTGAGGAGCGCAGCAAGGGCTCCTCCAAGCAGGTCTTTGGCTCTTCCACGAAGGGTGCCTCGGATGCCATGGATGGCATGTTTGGTGGCTCGGATCTGGCTCTTCAGCGAAAGATGGAGAAGCCCGTGGTGACCATCGAGCGTGTGGACGATTCCAAGGAGGAGCCAGCCTCATCCGCCACGGCTGCCGTATCAACGGATGCGCCCAAGAATGTCACGATTCTGCCGTAATTTCATCCCACCATAGACCATATAGAACAGGGGAAGAGATACCAAATACTTTTTTATGAAAAAAAGCGTTTCCTATCTTATGATCCACCCATCAGAACTCTACGCATAATATCCATCAGACGGGACATTTCCTCCTACATAGTTCGGGACGCAGGATTGCGAGTGGCCATCGCAGAAGCTTCCTTCAGGGCAGGCCATGCGGCAAAACGGATCAGCGTGTCCTGTGGCGAGTGTGCTGCCTCGTGCGGCGGAAGGGACATCAATAAAGGCCTGATCGTGAGAGGGAGCGCTAGCCTGTGCGTGCGCCTGTTCTTTCTCCTTCTCTTCTTGGACCATGTCCTCAAAGCCAGACACGATGTAATGCACTTCGACCTGTCCAATGTATCGGATCAGTGCTGGCAAAAAAGCAACGACAACGACAAGGAGCACAAGCATCGCAAGGATGCCCATCGCTTTCGGGTTCGCCATGTTCTAGCCGTAGGATAGGTTTTTTACGATCGCCTGCGCTCTTTTACCATTTCTTCTGAACGTTGATCGCGGGTCCTCGGAGTTTCATATTCGCCCTCGGATCAAAATCGTTTACCTGTTCCTCTTCTTTGATGCGTGCGAGCATCTCCGATTGACGCCACAATTCGGGCGCACCCATCTTGAACTCTCCATGAACCTCGGCCTTATACCAAAAGATGGTGTCCTCCAGTTTATTGCTTTGTGTATTATTATTGATGACCAAACATTCATAATTCTGTGTACATTGATCCATCATTTGACAGAAGAACTCAAAGGAGGGGAAGGCGGATCCATAGTTTTGATAGAGGCGCTGTCGGTTATTCATGTAGGGTTCTCGCAAAATGAAGACATAGTCCACATTGGTTCGAAGAGCGGGCTGAATACCAAGAGGAAACTGCATCGTAATAATGAAGAAGACCTTGAGCCATCGACCATTCATAAACAGATAGCGAATGTTCTTATCGTGAGTCCATGAATCATCATACATACAGTCATCGAGAATGAGAAACGCACGGGGATCAATCGCCGCTTTGATCCCCTTTTCCTCGTTTTGTTGAATCTTCTGCATCACCAGTTTCTGGCGCTTGACAAAGTTGGCCAAAATGACCGCATTGTATTCTCCATGAATGAACATGGGAGGCACGATCTTTTTAAAGAATCCGTTTGACTCTTCCGTACCTGAAATGACGCATCCCATCGGAAGATCTTGGTGATGAAACAATAAATCACGAACGAGAGTGGACTTACCGGTACGGCGGCGACCAATAAACACGGCCACCGCATCTTGTGGGATGGATTTCATCACAAACTTCCGGAGACTGACATTGACACCTCCTTGTGCTGCCATCTTGATTTCTAGA